CCTCCCCCTCTAAAGTTACAATCAAAGGTTTATCCACAAAATGATCATTTATATAGCTTCCATCTTCTACATAATTATCTGGAATATCAGTTGTGTATGTTGGATTCTCTTTTAATCTAACATCTAATTTATAGCCAGCTATTCCAATTGTTTGAGTATCATCTTGTTTTGTTGTCCCGAATGGATTTTGTGTAAAATTTTCTAAGTTTTTAAAAAAGTCTTGAAACATTATTGACCACCTACATTAAACTGTTTATTTGCATTTGCTAATTCTTTGTTTAAATTTTCTCTTATTGTTTGACCCACAACGACTGGATTATCGCTTTTTATTTCAAAATTAAAAGTATTACTTTGATTGTTGTTGTTTACTGCTGAGTTATTATTTGTCATATTATTTGGTAAGACTGCATTTTGATTTAAAGATGGTGTAACATTTATTCCATCTGCAAATGCTCCACTTAGTTGTTGCTCTGATAATTTTTGATACTCTTCTCTTAATAGTTTTGTTTTTGCATATTGTTCTTCTAATCCTAAGCCAAAATCAACTCCTGCAAATTTTCCACCTTTTTCAAGAATTGCAAATAAAGATAATACGCTTTCACTTAGTCTTAAAGCTATTGCTATTAGCCCATTCCAAGTGCCTTTCAGTACATCAAATGCCCCAGTTAATGCCTTTACTATATCTATATCAAAACTTGCAAAAAATTCAGCTATAACACTTTCTCCACCATCAAAAGCAACCATTAGATCATCGACTACTCCAATTGCTAAAACAATAGCTGCGGTAACTAATCCAATTGGATTTAAAAGCATTGCACGATTTACATATAATATTGCAGCACCTAATAACATCAATGTATTTTCAAAACCTATCGTATTGTCAATAACATTATAAATTAATCTTCCAGTGTTATATAAAGCTCCAACAAAAGAAGACAATACTCCGATAGTCTTACTTAATCCGTTTTGAATTAAATCTTTATTTTCTGCTAATAAATCAGTAAATGCGTTAGCAGTTTTTGTTAAAGAAGGAGTGAATGCTATTGCTAATTGAGTCTTAACTGAATTTAAACCATAGCTAAGTGCTGTTAAACTATCTTGATAGTCAATTACGGATTGAGCTTGTTCTGTTGTTACAACTCCAAGTGCTCTAGCCCTATTAGTTAAAGATGCCATTTGTTCATCTGTTAATCTTAGAGTTTGAATCATAGATTTATCAATGCCTAGCTTATTCAAGATGCTTATTTGTTCAGATGCTCCCATGCCTTGCATTGACTTTCTTAAATCATTCATTACAACATCAGCTGTTTTTACATTTCCCGTTGCATCTTTGATTGAAATTCCTAATTTTTCAAAGATTGCTTTACCCTCTCCACTATCAAGGTTCGCATACTCTCCAATTCTTTCAGATAATCCCAAGATTGAAGCATTAACAGATTCAGCCGTTGAACCATTAAGTGAAGCAACAAATCCCCACTCTTGCATCGCTTCAACGCTCACTCCAACATCTTTAGATAAATTTGCTAGATTATTTATTCCATCAGTTGCCGATTTCACCCAAGCATTTAAGGCTATTCCAGCTCCACCAAAAGCAACACTTGAAAGTCCAATAGCCTTAATAGAAGTAGTCAAACCAGCATTTAATCTATCTAGAGGTTGGAGACTACCAACAAATGATATTTTATTGACTAATTCAGAAACTACCATTTAATGCCCTTTTTATTTTAATTATATCTTTAATCATTTTGCATTTCTTTCATCATAAGCTAATGATTCAATATCACTCATCATATTTTCATAATCAACAATATTTAGAAAATCATCTGTATCTAAGTCTTTAAGTTCTTTAAGTGATCCATAACCTTTTTTACATAATGCAAAATAAGTCATTTCAAGTTGTGGGATTTCACAAGAAAGAACATACTTGTTAAAGTGGTCCTCTTGTTTTGGAGTTCTTGCTAGTTTATAGCTTTTTTTTTAAGTCTAAAGAATGGATAACAAATTAATTTTAAAGAAGTTTGAATAAAAGATAAGTAAATCTCCTCATTTTCTTCCCAAAAGTTTGGTATTTTAGAGATAAGCATGTCTTCAAATAACACTTTGTTTTCTACTTCTTTGAAAAGTGCTTTAAATTTTGCATCTTCTAAGAATCCATAATTACCAAGAATCATATTTGTTTCAATCTGCGAATATAGGGCATAAGTTTTAACCCTAGATTCGTGATTCATTTGAGATAATTTAAACTCTTTATCTTCAATTTGAAAAGCTTTATTTATATGCCACTCTTCAAGTTGTTCTAAAGCTTTGTTTTTTTCATCTTCTAGTAAATTGTTTTTATCCATATTACACCAACCTTATTACAAATGCTTCAATAGTGTATTCCATTGCATTGTTACCATCTGTGTTATTTTTAGTATCGGTTGGTTTAGTTGTAATACTTCCACCACTAATTTTGTAGTTTTCAATTTTTTGTGCATTATCTTCATAGTAAATTGTTTTAATACTGCCCTCGATAACTTGAGATAAAGTTTTTGCATTCATATAGTTTGAAAGTGCTTTGTCTGTGTTATTTAATTTAGATACTCTAAATACAACCGTATGAACATCTTTGTTTGTATGTCTTTGAATATTTACACTATTTCCAGCACCGTAAGTTCTTGTAGTTTCTGCAAATAGTGGTGTGATAGTTATTGTATCACCTGCTATTAAATCATCAACTGTTAAGTTATCACTACCTATTTGCAACTGCATTGTTGTTGCATCACCATTTAAAATTATTGGACTTCCCATTGTTTACTCCTATCTTTCAAATACTATAGCAATATCTGCTGTATGGATTGCACCAGCCATTTTAAAGGCAACTTGTATCGCTGGTGCTTTTCTTTGTTCTCTTTCGCTTTGAGATTGTTCACTCATCGGTTTTGCATAAACATAATAACCAGTTGTTGCAATATTATCTCTAAATACTTTTGGGTCATTTCCAAAATCATAAGTTGAATTCCAAGTACCAGGAGCAATAACACCAGCCCTTACAAATAATGCCAAAGTTTTCTCAACTTGTTCAACTAGCTTTAACATATCTTCATCAGTTTGTGCTAATTTTGTAGGCGTTCCTTGAAGTGTGTTAAATACATCAACTTGAATATATCTCTTTACTGCGATAACATTATAAACATTATCAGTAAAATCATTTGCACCGCTTGTATATGTTCTAGGTAAACCGCCAAAAGTTCCATATAGATCTAAACCAACCTTTTGTGCTGAATTTAATTCACCATCTGAAAATTTAGACGGTAAGCAACCTTGTAGCTCTTTTAAGTTCATCGTTAAAGCTGTATTTGTTGCTTCAAAGTTTACCGTGTGCATCTTAGCCATATAGCCAACTGCTAAACCTCTATCAGCTTGTTTATCAAATAGTGTTCTGTAATTTACACCTCCACTTAATTTATTAAACCATACAAAGTTATTTACAGTATCTAAAGTAAAGTTAGTAGCATCATTAAATACATCATAAACAAGACAATCGTTAGCTGTTGCCCAAGTTGTAATTAATTTTGCTTCGGCACTTGTTGGTTTATCTAAATAAACTACACCCCTGATAGGCTCTTCTTTTGCTACTTCTATTAATGCTTTTTCTTTAGTCTCTCCAACTAAAGTTGAACTTGCCAAACCAGCAATAGTAACAGCACCCGAACCACTACTTAGAGTTAATGTATCAGCAATTCCTGTTCCCGTTGTTCCATCACTCATGAAAGAAACAGCAGAAGTAGCCCCAGTTGTTGCACTTGTAATTGTAATTTGATTTAATCCATTTAAAGCAATAGTTGCTCCTGTTACTTCTGCATCAATTAAAGCAATAATATCAGCCAAAGTTGCAGTTGTTGTAAAATCTAGTCCAGTTATATCTTGAACCGTTCCACCGTCAACAGCAATATTAAAGCTTCCATCTGTAATAGTTTGTAATGTTCCAATAACAACTGCTTCGCTCAATTCAGCACTTCTTAGATAACCACTTGATGCTGCAACTGTTTCATCTGTTGCTCTCCAATATCCAATAACGATATAACCTTTACCTTTGTTTACTGGATTAGCATTTGTGAACATTCTTTTAGCCATTTGATAAACTTTAGAATAGCTACCAAAATCACTCTCAATACCACTTAATTCAGTATAAGCAGAAGTTCTTTTGTTGCTATTTAAAAATGTTCTATCGCTAGTCATTAGACAAACAATATTCATATTTGGTCGAGACAAACCAACTGGAACACCCTCGATTGAAACATTAATTACCCGACCTAATGGGATATTTTCATTTATACTCATTTTTTACCTTTCTATTAAATAATCTATTTCAGCTGTATCAATTCTTAATCTATCCACTGCTGTTTTAATAGCATATTGTATAACGACTTCAATTTCGTATCTTTCATAAAACTTGCTTTGTGTTTGCATCTTCAAATTATTTGTATTTTTTGGTAAGAAAATAACTATCTCATTTGCTTTTTGAGCATCTCTACATTCTTGACTATTTATAAGGTTTAAAAAGTTAGTGTGATTTACTCTTGCTTTTGTTCCATAAAATTCTAAAGTAAATGTACCAGTCATATTGGTATGCCAATATTCAATTTCTTCTATATCGTCATATTTTTTTAGAGGTCGTCCAGTTGGAACACTTGCCAAGGTATCTACTACTATATAGTTTCTTGTAAATGTTTCTTGTGTTGCATTGTCTCTACCAATTAGGATTAAGTTTTCATCATAATTTAAAGTAGCTTTTACAACTTCATAAAGACTAAGTAAAGCATCATTCTCATAAATATCTAATATCATTCTTTTACTTCCTCCAAATCAGCTTTATAAAATCCATAAGTAGAATAATCAGCATTTGAATAACATCTGTAATTTTTATTATTCCATTTAATTAAATCATTTATTTTTACTTCATCTATTCCAACATAATGTACATATTCTAAAGAATAATCAATTTCATCCTTAACTACTTTTTGCATTTGCAAAGGCATTAAAAATCCCATTATTGGAACATCTACTATTGTTTCAACTGGTCGCCCTTTTACAATTGTTGTAGTCGTTCTTTTTATAATTAAAGGTATTGATTTTCTTAAAACAGTTTTTGCCATATTTGGAATCATATTTTAACCACCCAGTTGGTTATTGATTGAACAAGCTTTCCAGTATCTAATAATATTTCCGTACTACCCTTTGCTTTTTCCGTTGCTGGTTTTAGCTTTTCCCACTTTCCAAATCCACCACTTGCAAAAGCATCTTTAGAAATGTTTTGACCTACTATTCCAAGGATTCCAAACTCTTTAATGGTTTGACTTTTCCCCTCTGCTATTTTTTTCCAACTTATAGCAATAGCTTTATTGATTGTCTTTTGCTTTACGATAAAAGGCATTCTTAAAAAGCTTCTTCTTGGAACTCCTTTTTTTGTTCCAAACTCGTGGAATGTTCCAACCTCAACAATACTTAATCCATTTGGATAAGTTCCCACATCTTTTGGAATACCCACATTAACTTCGTGCGTTATTGCTAGTTTAATCTGTTTAGTAATTTCCTTTAATTGACTTAAATCGTTAGGCTTCATACGAAATAAGCTCCAATATTTTTAGAGATTAATTGTAAATAAATTTGTCCGTAAACTGTTGATAAATAAAAACTTTCATTTAATGATACTGTTGCATTACCCATAAAATAAGAAGTTGATACCCCGTCTACACTTTCACTTGCAACTGCAAAATTTGGAGTTGAACCAATTAAAGTGGATTGTTGAGTGGTTACAATTAAGTGAGCAATTAAATACAAGATAGCTTCATTATCACAAGTGTTATTTCCATATTCAGCACCATAATAGCATTTATAATTAGTTTCAAATAATGGGAAATATTCATCTACTGTTGCAGTTGGTATCATTGGAAATTTTGCTTTAAAATCGTCTATCATTGCCATTTTTAAAATCCTTTTAATCTTAATAATGCCCTCTCAAAGAGGACACTATAAAATTAAGCTTCTACTATAAAACCAATTTCAATAAATCTTTTAAGCTTTTCATCTTTTTCTAAATCTTCTTTAGAGATTTCAAATTTTCCTAAAACTTCACCTCTTGTTGATGTTTTACAAGTTCTTAAAGCATTAAGAGAAATTACTTGCTCTTCTGCATCTTGTGCTAATAAAAGAGAAATTACTTCCTCTTTTTCTAGTTTTGAATACCCTTTTAAGCCTGACTCTTTACATTTTGCTTTTAGTTCTTCAACTGTTAAAAGTTCTAATTCTTCTTTATCCATTCTTTGCTCCTATAAACCAGTTACGATTCTACCAGCTTTGTTCTCGTGAACATCAAGACCAGCGATTCTATATGTTGCATCAGCTTTGTAACTAAAACTTCCATCTTTAATTGTTTCACCAATTAATAACGGTAATGGAATTCTATTTGTCATTGCATCTTCACTTGTAGC